ATATGAATCATTAAATGATAATTATTCAAGATATGTCAAAAAGTTTCAACAGGTGATTAAACATTTTTTAAAACAAAAAAATGTATTTATCGGTGATATTAAAAGTGGTGAAATAAAAAAATGGAATATCTTAGATGGTGATAAAATTACAATTGAAACATTAAATAATAAAATAAATAATTTATATAATAATGGTATCATAAATGACGACGAAAAAAATGAATCTTTAAAATTATTAAAATTACCATTTAATGATATGACATATTATAAAATGAAAGATTTATTTAAATTTCATATTGTAAGATGGACACCACAAGAAGTCATAAAAGGTTATAAAACTTTAAGAGATGGATCTAAATATACACTAAAAGAAAGTTTTAAAACTGGACTTACAAAAATAGATTTAGTTGTATGGCTAGAAAATAGATTTGTCGAATTTTCAATGATATATGCTTTTAGACCTGATAAAAATGATATATCAAAATCACTAAAAGATGATATCAAAAAATTTCAATTTAATCAAAATTATTTTAAAATGTCTAAACGTATATTTAGTTTATCACAAATATATGATGATAAAACAACCATAAATATCTTAAGTGATTTATTTAATAGTGATTTAGGCATTTTATATCTATTAAATTCTGATATCAAAACATTGATATATTTATTTGAAAATGTTGATAATCTACCATATAATAGAATTAAAAAAGAATTTACATCATTTAATAAACGTTTAAGAAATATAAAATTATATTTTTCTGATAATAAGATGATAAGTAAGATCATTAATAAAATAAAACAAGTTGAAAAAGCACCAAACATTGATGATTTAGTATATCTTAATGAAGAATTAGATAAAATATTAAGTATAGAAACACGCAAATATTTAGAATTAAATCAGATTTTACCATTAAAACAAAGATATTTATTATAAAAAGTTCAAAATTTTTTTCAAAAATAGATTATATATATCTGTTATGCCAAGTTTAAATTTTGATCAATCAAAAGATGCCGAAGCAATCGCCATCGTAAAAGGTGGGGATAATGACAAAGAAGTTTTATATTTACATTCCGATGATGTGAAACCAAAAAAAAAGATTCAAAAAGAAGTTAATTATTTAGATTACTCAAAAGAACTCAAAAATTTGAAACCAAATCAACGTGTCGCTTTTATAAATAAAATTCAAGAAGCATACCATAAAAATATTCCAATGGATAATGTATTAGAAAATAATGAATTTAAATCAATTTATAAAAAGGTTTTAGACAGCGATAAAAAAAATAATCAATTATCAATCCCCGATGATTCAACTTTTTCTATCATTCCATCACCAAATCCCGAAAAAAGAGGAGTTTATTATATTGCAGGTGCATCTGGTAGTGGTAAGTCATATATGGCTCGTCAATTAGCCGAAAATTATAAGAAATTATTTTCTGATCGTGAAATCTATTTAATTTCAAAATTAAATGAAGATAGCACTTTAGACAAGATGAAAATTGGTAAACCAAAAAGAATTAATGTGGACACCTTAATATCAGATTATCCAGAAATTAATGAATTTAAGGATTCTATGATTATTTTTGACGATTATGACACTTTTGAAGGTCAACTCGGTAAGATAGTTCAACAATTAATAGATGATCTAGCAATACAGGGGAGACACTCAAACACCACAATGTTATGTTTAACCCACTATATCACAAATTATAAAAAAACTAGATTACTGTTAAATGAAGCCACACATTTTATTGTATATCCCCAAGCGACATCATTCAGTGCTTTAAAATATCTATTAGGGACACATATTGGATTAAATAAAGATGAAATTCAAAATTTAAAAAAACTCGGTAGATGGGTGTGTATATCAAAAAATTATCCACAATATTTAATATCTGCTAATACGGCTAAAATATTACATCAAGATTAATAAAAAAATATTTATATTTATATAATATATATATATAAATGTCAATTAATCTTTTGTCAAATTCAAAGATTTCTAAAAGTTTAGGTCTTCTTAATAAAGATTCACTTATTGATGGTGTCATTGTATTTCCTCCAAATGCCGCCGGACCACCTGCTGTTACTACGTGGACATCTGTTGCGAGTGGCACAGCTGCGTATGGTTGGAAGGCAGTATTTCCTTTCCCAACATTAAATAACAATCTTACAGCAAACTCAATTGCTATTGCCACCGTATCCGCTAATATTTTATCAGCCAATATTGTTCAATATTCTACATATTGGATAATATCATCTCGTGTTTTACCAATTGGAACAGTTGGAGCATTAAATGGTGGTGTCGAGGTTGTTGTTTCTGGAACTGACGCCACAACACCACCCCCTGACGATTATGAAGTTGACTTTATAGTTATTTATTAAATTGATTTTAATTATTTGTAAAAAAAAATCTTTACTTATTATATAAATACTTATAATGAGTAAGAATGAAGATGTAAAGATGGGGTTGCAAAAAGAAATTGATCACCACGAATTGATGTCATTATTTTTAAAAACTAAAATGTATAAAGATCCAAATAAATATTCAATATTTGATTATCATAATGAAGATAAATCAATATTTAGTGAATTAAAAGCTCGTAGATTACTATCAACATCATATGATGAATCAATTATTGGTCTAAATAAAATAAAAAATATTGATAAAGATAAATCATATTATTTCTTTTTTTCATTTATTGATGGTTTATATTATATCAAATATGATAAAGAAATATTTAAAAAGTTTAATATTAGATATAATATTAAAATAAAATATAGAAATGATGTTAATGAGCCAGAATTTAGAGATTTTATTTATATACCAATATCTAAAATGATTAAAATAACCAATTTATAAGATTTTCATAAAAATATAAATATTTTTTATTAAAATCTTACTTTTTGACAAATTATTTATTATCTTGGTCTTATTATTATAGGCTCTCGAATTGGTGTTCTACCACCTGTTTTTTTAGGTGGTGGTGGTGGTCTTTGGTTTCTAGGTATTATATCATTTCTACTTATATAACTTGGGGTAAAAATTGGGGTTTCAATTTGCACTGAAGGTCTTGCTATCCAATCTTCCATTCTAATACCTAAACCACCCTTTATTCTTTGTCTAGGTATCGTAGGATTTACACGTTCATTTATAAGACTTGGATGCTGTTTCATAATTTCATCTCTAATTATTCTCTCTTCTTCATTCATTGGGGGTCTAACTGCCATATCTCTAATTAAAGATGGTCTACCATTAGGAAAATATAATCCTTGATTTATTTCGTGAACTTTACGTCTACGTTCTTTCATAGCTTCAGTTAATGGCATACTAGAACTAGGACGACCACGACCAACAGCACGAGAGAAATTATGTGTTGCTTCATCTGCTTCATCTCTAAAACCTAATTCTCCACCTTTTTTACATTTGCATTTACGTTTACACATACACATACCACTACCTGTCATATCTTGTTGAACTAATTCATTAATTACATTATTATGTAATAATGGGCTTATTTGTCTACTTTTTGATGCTTGTTCCATTGCTCTTTGATCATTTAAACGTTGAACATATTTACGTGGACTATTTTCAGGCATATATCCGTGATCAACATCATATTGTAAAAAATCATCATAATTATTTATTGATCTAAAACTTACATTATTGCTACCACCTGCTACTTTATTTAAATTTGCTTGAACATAATTTAAATTTTCTCTGTAATCTGCGGTTTGTTCTCTGTATTCTCTTAATAAATCCATTAAACCCTCATTTGGTGCTGGATTTGATACCGCATCGGCCGCCGCCATTAAATTTTCAACACCTGCTGTTTGTTCTGGGGACATAATACCAGTCATATCTGCAACAATTAAAGCGGCCATTACATAAGGTAAATAAGCACCTGCTCCACCTGCTGCTGCTGCTCCTGCTGCGGGTGCGGCAGGTGTTTGTGTTGCGGGTTGTGCGGGTGGTCTAGGTGGGGGTGGTGGTGGTGCTGGTGCTGGTTGTGCGGGTCTAGGTTGTCTAGGTGGGGGTCTTCTAACGGCTGCTCTCATATTATATATATATTTATAAAATATAAAATTTTTATTGATTTTTTTATTATATATATTATATATAATAAATGACTTCTATGAATGATTTTAATTTTCAACAGTTAAAAAACTTAAATAGGACTACACGAATTAATAAAACTCAACGATTTCGATCTAGATCAGGAACACCAGCAACAAGAATAATAAACTCTCAGATATTTGATCCAAATATTGATTATGTTGGAATAATTGGAAATCCAGCTCAGTATTCAACTGATAATTTTTTGGGAATTGTAGATCAATTTGGTAATCGTGTAGTTTTTAATACAGTAGTAGATAACAATGGTATACCGAGACCAGCGGTTCAAGTTTTATTAATGGCAGAAATTCAAGAAAGAACTAGACGAAAAAATTTAAAAGCACCACAAGGCACAACGTGGAGTGATGTTGCGAATAGATACGTAAATATTACACCAGAAAATAATTTATTTTCATTAGATGTTTCGGGAACACCAATTATAAGTGCTAATACAGCTCGATCAATTCACGGATCACAAAATGATGCTGTGTTAGGGTTTCCAAGAGCATCAACAACACCATCATTTGATTGGAAAGGTGAAGGTGCTGACGAAAATGATCCTCGAACACTTAGAAATTGGGATGGTATAGAAGACGCATATAGACGTTTAGATCGTGCGTGGACTGAACCACGTCTTATACCTGTTCACGCAAATTTCGCTCCAAGATATCATATACCTTCAGAATTAGGAACTTTGACAAGAGAAAATAATGAACAATATCGTGATATTAGTCCACCAGAGCATTATTGGTCTAATGGTTATATGTTTTGGAAATCTCCAGAAGCACAAAGAGCATTATATAATAATGCTCGTGTAATATTTGATCGTGAAATAGCAAGTAGAAGAGATGATCAACGTCGTCAACATTTAGACCAAATATCACAAGCAAATGCAAGAATTGAAGCAACTGAAAAATTAATAAAAAAAAGAACAAAATTTAATGATTTACGATTTGAAAATGAAATAAATACAATTAATAGACAGTTTAGAGATTAATTTTTTTATATTTATAATATATATAAATATAAAATGACTCATTATTTACTCGCTGTTCAACTAGCGTCTGAAATGCTACCACCCGATAGTATGACAGGACGTGCTATTGGTGAAACAATGAATTTTATTTCTGGTTTAGTTCCACCATTACCTAATCCGATCGATATGATAAGAATATTAACAGCTCCAAGACCTCCAAATTTACCACCCGAACCTTTACCAATTGAGAAACCTTTACCATTTGGATATACTCCATTTATGGACGAAGCAATTGAAGTCGTGAATGTTTTTCAAAATGAACAGTTAGAACTTACAGCTATTTTATTAGAAAAAGCAAATGATCGACTCGCTAAATTGGTCAAAGATGAAATTGAAGTATATCGAAACAGAACAATAATATTACGAGAAGCATTAGAAAATCAAGCAAAACGAAAATCTAGATATAAAAATCCAGAAAAATATAAAAATGCTATTGAACAAAAATTAAGAGAACAAGAAAAAGAATTAAATGATTTAGAAAAAATTGAAACAGTTATTGAATACACAAAAATAATTATTGATCCCCCGCCAGTAGTTCAACCACAACCAATACCACAAAATCCCCCACCTGCTTATGTTGATTTATTAGAACCAAGATATAATCAAGAATTAGAAATTGTTCAACCTCCACAACAACCAAAAATTAAAAAACCAAAACCAATAACACCTCAACCAGTTGCACCACCATCAAATGCACCACCACCACCAAGAGTAAGACAAAGATAATAATATAATATATATATAAATTTTATATTTTTCTAATATATATATAATATGAATAACAATCCTATGTCAACCTTTCCACAAGTTGCTGATCTTTTAAGACATTTAGGTAGTGGATATTATCCATCAAAACCAATACCACAGATGATAAGTGCTTTTTTATCTAATGATCCATTATTAGATTTTCGTATTGGATGGCGTGATGATGCTAACAGAGACGCAAATACAAAAGTAAATTCAACTTTATTAAGTCAAGAAAGACATCTAAAACATAAATATAAAGCACCAAATGGTCGTAATGTAAGCGGATACCCATTCGGATTTACACAAGATACTTCTAAAATGCCATTTGAACCTGTATTATCTGGTTCTGGTGATATTACATATTCGTCAAGAATGAGCTTATCAGATAGAAATCAAGAAAGATTAAATATTTTAAATCGTCTAGCATCATCTTATGATGCTATAGCCGAACAAGTTCCATCTCCTCAAATGATAGAATTAAATGAAAAAGAAAACTTATCACTTCAAGGTCTACCTGCCATCGAAATATTAATCGCTTCTATAAAAGAACGTGTCATTAGTGGTATTATTGATGGTAATGTATACAGAGATTTATTAGATGTAATAAGATTCTTTAATCAAACCATATTTTATTATGATAATACATACTTTTTTAATAATTTAATTAATACAATTGAAAGTATAATTTTAAAATCTATAGATGTATTCAATGAAAAATCATCAACTGAAAATAAAAAAGAAACTTCATACGCTGAAACTTTCATAAATGCACTTAAACGTTTTAAGGAATTTTTAACCATAAATCGTAGTGCTGTTGGTCGTGATTTACAAAATCGTAGATTAATCGCATTAAATTCTTCACGTAATACATTACAATCTGAATCTAAAGCACTCGAAATTAAAACATCTGATTTTGTTGCTCCACCTGTTGAAGCAGGTCGTCCCAATGTTTTAACTTTAGAAATTCCAACCACTCAAGCACAGGCTAATATTCTCGCCGATCAATTACCATATTATAGTTTAAAAGATTTAATGTCGTGGTCTGAATTAATTAGTTATTTCCCTAAAGAACCAACTACACGTGAAAAGGTCTTATTAGGTATCAAAAATAAATTAAGAAAATTTTATGACGTCAAAATTAAATGGGCGAGACCACCACAAGTCGAAGAAGAAATATATGAAGAAGATTTCGAAGAATAATTTAGTTTACTGTAAAAATAAAAATCTTTAGTTAATTATATACATATGAAAGTTAACGATTTTATGCTTTATCTATTAAAGGAACTTATGACTAAAAAAGAGATCACCGAAAGCACAGCAACATTATACATCAAGAATTTATATGCTTTAAACAACAAATCACCATTTTTAAATTTATCATTCTTAAAAAATGTAGAATCAATTGATAATATTTTAAATAATTACAGTGAAAACACTAAAAAAACATTTTTAAGTGGTATTACATCCGTATTATCTTTATACAAAGATAAACCATCATATAAAAAAATATATGAACATTATTTTAATAAAATGATGGCTAAAGCTGAAGAAGTAGCAGAAAAAAATGATAATGTAATGACAAAAAAAGAAAGCGAAAATTGGATGACGTGGAATGATATCATAACTATTAAAAATGCATTAAAAGAAAAAGTTGATGAAATAGTTAAAAATCAAAAAACTGGATTTACTACACCAGCACAATATAATGTTGTTTTAAATTATTTAATTTTATCGTTATATACTGATATGCCACCTAGACGCAACCAAGACTATATGAATATGTATGTAATTCACTCCTTAAAAGATCACGATAAAACAAAGAATTATTTAGATTTTACAAATAAGAAATTTTATTTTAACAGCTACAAAACAGCAAAAAGTTATGGAACACAAACAATTGATATAAGCCCCGAATTAATGGAAGTCATCAAAATATATTTATCATTTCATCCATTAAATCCATCACAAAAATTAAAACTACCTAAAAATGCAGAATTTAAATTTTTAGTATATGATGATGGATCAGGATTTAATAGTGTAAATTCAATTACTAGAATTTTAAATAAAATTTTAAATAAAAAGATTGGATCATCTATGTTAAGACATATTTATTTATCAACTAAGTATGATATAGATGAGATGAATAAAGATGCGGAACAGATGGGACACAGCACCGAAGAACAAAAAAAATATATGAAATCACCTACAATCATATAATTGTCAAAAAGTAAGATTTTAATAAAAAATTATTATATTTTTATAAAAATCTTATATTTTGGTAATATATGAAATACAACAATCAAATGTTAAAAGAGATTTTAATTTTTAATGGTATAATTATGATTGGGACTTTATTTTTAAATATTATTCTTTGACCTGTATATATTTTTTTTTTTGTGAAAAAATCTTTAGTTTTCAATTTTTTACATTAATTATTTATAAGTATTAAACTACTTAAAGATTTATTTCTAAAGTATATTATAATAAAACAAAATGTTAACTCAAAGCCAAAAATTCGAAACCGAATTCAACTTTTTAATAAATTACTATTATGAATTTGATCCGTATGAATCTAAATTTAAGATGTTTCGTGATATGACGAAACTAATGAATAAAAATAACATCTTAAGATGGTCATCTTTATTTTTAGATGAGTATGATGTAATGTATCCCAATAGAACGGAAAATATACAATTTAAATCAAATAGATCAATCGGTTATAAACTATTTAAAAAATTTTTAGATGAAAATGATATTGAATACAATGAACAACATCTAAAATATAAAAAATTAATTGGTCAAGTTCAAGATGATGACGGATTGATGAGAAATATATACCAACCAATTAATGATTATCGTATTTATTTTAGTCATAATTATATTGACTTTTTATAAAATTTTTAATATATTCTATTATATATTAAAAATGGTTGAACGTGATAATGAAAAATTATGGCAAATAATAAAAGATATCATCACATCATTAGAAATTTTAGGAACAAAAAAAGATCAATGGTCTGCAAGAAAGGCACAGATGGCTGTAAGATTATATAAATCTTTTGGTGGTGGATATTATGGAAAAAAAGAAAAGAATAATTCTTTGGTGAAATGGGGTGATCAAAATTGGAGAACAAAATCAGGTCTACCATCTAATATCACAGGTGAGAGATATCTACCAGAAAAAGCAATTGAAAATCTTACACCAGCACAATATGCTTTGACAACAAAATTCAAACAACTGTCATCAATACGTGGTGAACAATTTTCAAGACAACCACAGCAAATATCTAATATTACACGCAAATACAGGCAATGACAGCAATTTATGATCATCATAAAATTTAAAATTTTATAATTTTACACCATAAATTTATAAGTATATTTTGACTTAGAGAAATGAAAGTATATATATTATAATAAAAATGTCTTCAACCCCCGAAACCTTAAACGCTTACAAAGAATCCTTATTCACATATAATGATTATACCATTTTAAGCGATGCAATAAATAATTTTTGTGATTATTATAATGATATTTATCAATGGCACGGCTTAAAAATTAAAAACAAAAAATTGATTTATCTTATGTGTAATCAATTTGAGGAAGATTTAGATCTTTTAGTGGAAAGATACCATAATACGACCGAAGAAGAGATCCAAAAATCCGTAATTGGTGATGATGAAATCGATTGTATGGATATTGAAACAAATTTTTATGATCTAAATCGTAAGATATCAACATTAAGAAGAAAGATCAAAAATATGAAATAAGATTAATTGATATAAATTATTTTTTTTTTTATATCTTTTTAACAGCTAAATTTTTACCTGTTGTAACAGCAAAAAAAACTACCATATTTTTTTTAAAATATTAATTTTTATATCTTAAATTTTTAAGTATTTTTCTACTTAAAGATAAGTTAATTATATATATTAAGTAAAAGAAAGAAAATGACAACCGCCCAAATTGTCCACGAATCAAGATATAGATGTTCCGAAGAAGAATTCTATAATACATTACAAGAACACCTCCAAACATCAACACAAGCTTATTTATCGTATAAAAAACTTATAAAACGTGAATTAAATACATTAGAAAATGATGATAAAAAATATCCCGAAAAATATCAAGATATGTTAATAAGACATAAACTTAGTATATATGAATGTGAATTAAACATAAAAGTTCATAATTATGAGATCACGAAAGATGATGAAACATTAAAACTAATAGAAAAATATACTAATAATGATAATAGTCATAAACCCGTAACGATGATATTAAAGAAATTAAGAAAGATTTATAATGATTTATAATAGTAATTAATAATTTATACAAATTATTAATTTTTATATAAATAATAGTAAAAATAAAATTTTACTATATGATACAGCATAAATACGTGTAAAATAAATATTTATTTTACACGTATATATCATATGACAGCAAATATTTACGACTGTAAATGATTACTGTTAATAATATTTAATTACAAAATTAAAATATTTAGATATTATATGGATTGTAATATTTGTTATGATACTTTTAAGGAGTTTGAATTGATTAGTGGTGGTTGTTGTTCGTGCAAAGTATGCCGTCGATGTATTTCAGATCTGGCAGAATGCCCACAATGTAGACATAAATATTTTTGGATTAATCATAATCAAGTTAAATATTATAAAAATGTGATTAATGGTCTAAATAATCACGTTAATATTCAACAAATTGATATATTAAGATTAGTTGAACAAAAAAAAGAAAAACAAACATTTATTGATAACTTAATTTTAGAGATACGAGGAAAAGATAAGAAAATAAATCTTTTAATGGATAAAATAGATGACTTACACAAAGAGAAGGATAATATATTAGAAGAAATTGATTATAATGAATATAATAAAATTCAATTAGAGGATGTCATACAGCGGTATAATCTTAATATAAGTTAAATCTTTTTTTAAATGCTTTAATATTATCATTTATATTTTTATGGTCTCCCCACAGCACCCATCTAGATAAGCTACCAGCTGTGAATGGTGTCTCCCAATTTTCACGTGATCGATGACGTAAAAGATACAAACGTCTACGATTTTCATCGTGATGCTGTGTGAAGTCCTGATATGGTTTCGAACCAAATGATACAATCATATATTCATTTCCACGAATAAAGACAGCATCAAATTTTTTATTTTTGCTGTCTGAAGGTTTTATAAAAAATTTTATTCTTTCGGGCATTCTTTATCTATTATAATCTTATCTTTTAAAAAATTTAAAGCGTTTTTATGTTTCTTTGTTGTCATATGATGAGATTTATTAAAATATGAATATGATCCATAGCATTTATCACATATAAATTTTTCATCGTCTTTGTGTTTATTAATAAAGGTTTGATTATATTGTTTTCTTTTTAATTGTTGATCCATTTCTTTATACTTTACTATATATTTTTTTTCTTAAGTAGTTTTATAATTAGTAATTATACCATACATACCATATTTTTTAAATGCATATTTTTTTGATATCATATTTTGATATCAAAAGAAAATTAAGCTTCACAATCGGTTGTGATAAAACCGTTATTTGGTAGATCATTATTTAAATTTCTTTGTATCTTTGATAATACATTATATAAATCACTAATTTCATAATGACAATTTTTTTTATTTCTAATAACTTCGATCATTTCACCGCCTAATTCAAAATTTATTACTTTAACGATTTTTTGTGTTTCGATTTTAATGTTAATATGTGAGTAGTTTTTATTGATATATTCTTTGGTGTCATCCGATACCACAATTTTATCAAAATTTAAATCTTTTAGATCATTTATATTATTTTCTTGCAATATCTTAGTAATTATGAAAGAATCTTTATTTTCAAAATATTGTTCTTGTCTATTATCCCAAATAAATTCTTTTTCATCGTGTGAAAGATCCCAAAATTTAGAATCAAAGAAATATTTTTTGATAGTAAATTTATCTTTCATAGTTGCTTCATAATTCCATACTTTAGACTCTAAAAGCTTTAATTCTTTTTCATTTTGAATACTTTCAATACCATCATATGGTATCAAAATCTTAGAATCAAACATTTCGTTGTTGAATTTATTTATTCTTTTCTTTTCTACAATATTTAATAATTCACCATAATTATAGTTTGTAAGCTTACAAAATCTACAAAATACATCTATAAAATCGCTTTGTTTTTCTAAAAATACATCATCAATCAATTTATTATAAATTAAATTATTTTCTTGATAATATAATGGTCTTTTTAATAAAATTTTGTTCATTTTGTTAAAGAAGAACATTTCAATGATATCTTCTTTTGTTTTTCTAATTCTCATTGAGGTTTGAATTACATCACGAACATTATTGACACATCCCGCCACCAATAAATACACCTTATCGAAATTATCACCTTCAAAATTTACACCAACCGTAATTGAGGTGGTAGTTAAGATGAGATCATATTTTGCCCATTCTTTATTGACATCATATAAGGTCTTTTTTTTGTTATCGTCCATATCACCATAATAAATTAAAATTTTTGGTCTTATGATCTTACATTCGGTCGAAATTTTTAAAGCTAGTTGTTCAATAGAATAATGTTTTGTTGTCCCGCTTTTGTATGCGTGAAATACATATAATTTCTTTTTTTCATCTAAATCATTGCATATTTTTTTGATGGTTTGTTCATAATCATCATTATATATTAAAGTTTTTTCTTTTGGTGTATATGATGACCCATAAATTACAATATCATCAATTTTCAATGATTTCAAAAAATTAGTTGTTTTTGTGGTTGTGAAAGCATCTAAAAGAATAATCTTTTTAGAATTCACCAATAAATCACAAAAATTCTTAAAATTTGATACGATATTTTTGGTGTGTGTTTCAGAGTCCCACGTATTAAGAACACTTTCAATCTCATCGATGACAATTACATCAAATTTTTTTGTATCTTCTAAATAATTTAATGACTCACCACATAATATCAAATTACGACCTTGATTTATTTTTTTAGATTTGATGGCACGTGATGAACCACAATCTAAATAATTGACGACATCCATTTCATTTTGAATAAATCTTTGATATGTATTCATTACCAAAGCTTGACGTGGTGCGATCCACACGAAAGAATTTTTTGATCTCTTCAAATAATCCACGCACATCGTGGTCTTACCGCCACCCATACCAATATTAAAAATTAAAGCTTTATTTTCAACCAAAAAATGGTCTTTCTCAATTCGATCAATTAATTGTTGTTGAATTTCTAAACTTTTGATAAATTGGTTTGTGATTAGATCTAATTCATTTTCTACATTGATTAATTCGGGATAAATTAAATTTAATAATTTTAACATCGTATTTTTGGTGAAGATATAATCAGAATGATTTTTTATGGTATTGTCCCATTCATATTTATATTTTTTGATATCTTTTTCAGATTTTGATTTTTTCCACGACCACCAATCATCAAAAGTTAAACCATTATTAATTGAATAGATCATCATTTTATAAGTTAGATCATAACTTGTTGTTGGACTACACGGCATTAATGAAAGTAATTTTTTAGAGTCTAAAATATAATCATTTGAGAAATCTTGAGGTAGTTTTAATGGTGTATTAAATTCTTCAATCTTATTTATATTTAAAAATTCAGTTTTATGATTAATTTCATTGTGTAAATCTTTTAAGGGCTTTTCATCACCTTTAATATATGACATAATCAAATGATTTCTAATATCATCATCTTCGATAATTAATTGCTTTTCACGGTCTGGTTTAGATTGAAAAACGCATTTCATTGCACGATTGTTTGAATATACACATTTATCAAAATATGAGCATTCGGTATCACGAATATATACAACTAATTGTTTTAATTTTTCACGATCATTAATATTTTTGATTACATAATTGTTCACGATAATATGATATGATTTTTTAGTTTTTGTTTCGCTTCCACTAATTGATAATTTGGCATCACTAAAATATTTTTTTATGATGGCTTTTACACCTTCTAAATTTATTTTTTCGGGTTCATCACAATCAACATCAAAATATACTTTTTGTGGATATGAAGATATAACTTCACATATAAAACCATTATTATCTTTTATGGTGTCGATTATTTCATTTTCTTCAAATATTCTCCACGAGTGGCGACCGTCAACCACACATTTTAAAAGTTTTTGACCACTTTTGATATCTTTTAATAATTTTTCTTGAGATCCCGCACCACTTAACCATTTTTTGTTGAAAATCTTTGAGATTCTTTGAGACATTGTTATATATATATATAATATAAAATAAATCTTTAAGTAGAAAAATACTTATAAATATTTTTATGTAAAAAACTAAAAACTAGATATTTTTTCATTAAAAAGGGGTATATAAAGAACAATATCACAGCAATTAGAAAGTTTAGATTTTGATATTTATAAGTATATCAATACTTTAAAAAGCGTTTAGTTTTATGATGGATAAGTATTCTTTTACTTAGAACAATAAATTTTTGTCAAAAAGTAAGATTTTCATAAAAAATCTTAATATTTTATTGAAAATCTTACTTTTTGGCAATTTCTGAAATTTTGATATTTGGGGGAGTTGTTGATTCAATATCAATCGAACTTTCTAATTTATGGCCACAGCAATTTGATCTAACACGCTTATGATTTAAGGTGGCAACGATACCAGTAAAAATTGAAATAGTAATTGATACGATGGCGATGTATTGACTGTCCATAATTTTTATATATATATAATATATGAATATAAATAAATTAGATGAAATTAAAGAGGAATCTTTGACCAATGATGATATTAATCGTTTATTAAATGGCACATCAATATTAACGTATCCAGAATTAAAATATAAACAAACAGTTGATGAAATTTTAGATAGAGATGGTCGAGCTGTCATTTTATTTTTAACTGAAGATGAAAATACGGGGCATTGGGTATCAATCCATAAAGATGATGAAGATAATATAAATTATTTTGATCCCTATGGATTAGATCCAGAAGAAGATAAAGAATGGATACCAATTCAAAAATTGCAAGAATTAGATCAAATTCAACCTTATTTATCAAATTTATTAAAAAGAAGTAAATTAAAGGTATATTCAAATAGTTATCCATTTCAAAAAGACGGAAAAGGCATATCAACGTGTGGGCGTCATTGTGCTGTAAGATTATTATATAAACATTTAGATTTAGATGATTATTTACGTATGATTAAAAGTAGTGGTTTATCTCCTGATGATTATGTTTCAAAGTTAACTTATAAAATTATTCAAAAGTAAAAAAATTTATATATATAATATATATATATGTATTCATCAAATTTTCTTTCTAAAGGCACATACGATCAATATAATGATCCCGCTTTAATCTATTACAGTGCGGACATTATAAATAATCAATCAACAATCTCACTTACATCATCTCGTAATGCTCCCGCAAGATTTCAAGAAGTTAGATCAACACCAATTATAAATAATGCATCTAATTTTGAAGTAGCTGTTATAAGTGCGAATTTAGATGGTGTATGTAAAACATTACCAATTTTTATACCACAAATAGATTTAAGTCAAACAAACCCAAATAATACAGTTTACGAGATATCAATCAGTAATGGAGTCCAAGAAATAACAGATAGAATTGTATTCGTTCCTGTATCAACCACACCACAACCAAGTAATATTGATTTAAATGAACCATTTCAAGATTTATCAACAGATTATTATTATTTATATAATTATCAACAATTTGTTGATTTAATCAATTTAACAATTTTTAATATTACCCAGCAATTTACAACAATACCACCTACAAATGCGATACCATATATGACATACGATGCTGTAAGTGGATTATTTACTATTTATAATCCCGTTGATGTTAATCAAGACCCACTATTTAACATATATTTTAATAAAGATTTATTTAATTTATTTTCTAGTTTTAATTATAATTTATATACACTAAACGCAAATACACCATATCAAATAAAATTTGCTTCTACTGTCGCTCAAGTAGGATCAAAACAATATACAAATCCATTTACTACTGTAAATTTTACTTATACTACACAACAATATAACACAACTAATAATTTATGGTGTCCTGTAGCATCTATTGTCATATCAACTACATTATTGCCAGTATTAAATGAAAGCACATCCGCCCCAATAGTTTATAAATCATCGAATATAAATAGTTTATCTACATCATCTAATGCTTTCACTAATAATATTTTAGAATTTAATCCATTTTTAACTTCGGCATCTGATATTACTAATGTTTTACAATATATACCAACCGCAGAATTTAGATATAAATCTTTAACAGGATCAAATACACCAATAAATAATATAGATCTTAATATATATTGGAGAAATAGATTAAATAATGAATTGAATCAATTATATATGCCGAACTTTTCTAATCTATCCATCAAATTATTATTTAGAAGAAAGAACTAATTTAATTAAAAAAAAATATTATATATATTATATATATATATATAATGTCAGACATTGAAAAACTCGCTGTTTTTGACGACCGCATTGTTCAATCCAGACCTCGCTTTGCTGTAGAAAAAGGTGCTGTATCATTAACTAATGTTCCCTTTAGTGCGATCGCAGAAAATTCTTCTCAACAAACATACCAGATCCAAGTGCCATCAGAAAATGTTTTTGTAGATCGTGCTGTAGATTGGACTTCTACTTGCTTTTTAAAATTTACAGTTAATCAAACAGGTAAAACTTCTGGTGATAAAATCGTTCAATATGGTGTTGATTTTGCACTCTCGCAATTCCCCCTCCATACTCTCGTTCAAACTCTCTCCGCCACCATAAACGACACCACAGTAACAATGAATACATCCGATGTATTACGTGAGGTATTAAGATTAACAGATTCACAAAAAAATAGACTTCAACGCACCTGTCCCACCTACCCCGATACATACCAAAATTACAATCAAGCTTTCGGAACTGTTCCAAATCCTCTCGGTGGATATGAAGTATCCGCTACACCATCCGAAGTTAAAAATGGTGCTTACTGGAATGTATCATTTACTGATGCAGGAGGTGCGGATTTATCAGGCTCTGGCAATTATATAGCTAATGGTTATACAGTAAATTATGTAGATGGTGTTCCTATATATGGTGGTGCTGGTGGTGTAGTCCCCGCTGGTGGCACAGCTACACCTATTTTCTTCAGATTTACATCAACCGAAAAATTAGTATTATCTCCTTTTGTATTTTCTGATACACACGCTAATGATACAGGTCTTTTTGGTATCCAAAACATTCAATTAGTAATGAATTTTGGACAACCAAGTTTCACAGGTTCAAATTATCGTGTATTACGCACTCAATCATCTTATGGTAATGAAGTTGTAATAAATGCTGGTAGTCTTGCATATAACACCGTCGCATTCACCAATTCAAAAGTAAATGTTCAATTTTTAACACCAAGTTTAGATCTCCCCCTGCCACCACGCTCGATCGTGCCATACCTAGAATTTCCTCGTTATGTTTCCCAAAGATCCGACATTGTCCCCGCCAATGGCTTAAAAGATTCAATACAATCACAAACCATCACACTTCCATCTATACCTGATATGATGATCATTTATGCAAAACCTTTAACATATGCAGGTGATGAAGCGGATTGGTATTTACCCATTTCTAAGATAAGTTGTAATTTTGACAATTATTCAGGTCTCTTATCATCACACAGCACCGAAGAGTTGTATCAAATGTCAATTTCTAATGGATTAGTGATGGATTACAATCAATGGATAGGTAAAACAAATAGTTTAATAAGTGGAGCTTCTTCTTCAAAAGTCCCATTAACAGGTGGATTTTTAGTATTAAAACCCGCTAAAGACATCACATTAAGCACAGGCCAAGCTCCCAGCTTAGTCGGAAATTTTACATTCCAATTTCAAGCTACCGTCAACAATAACACCGCAACAAACGTCAATGGTTTTAACTTATGGGTAATCACAGCAAATAGTGGCTTTTTCGAATCAGTCAAAGGATCATCTCGTATCGTTAAAGGTGTATTAGATGAACGTTCAATTTTATCAGCTCCCCCCGCTGAATTATCACGCAATTCATTAGATCGTATGGTTGGTGGTGCTAGATTAATGAATATGATGGGTAATGCTTTATCAAAAGTAAAAAGTGCAGTCGGACACTTTGGTTATGGTGAAAAAGGTGAATATAGACCAGCAGGTAAAGATTTAGTTGGTAATATGGCAAAAGGCCACGAAGGATCATATGCTAAAATTAGTAAGCGTTTAATGTAATTTATCCAATAATTAAGATTTTATAAAATATAATTAATATTTTATAAAAAATCTTACTTTCTGTCAATTTATTTCAATTCACCATAAACCATTGATATCTTATCATTTATTTTTTTAGTTCTAAATTTCTTAAATAAATTTTTATCTACACTAAAACGATATGATTGTTTTGTTTCTCTTACAGTATAATAATTATGAGGATAGATGTTTGATGCTTCTTTAAATGCTGTAAAATAATCATACGGTTTTTTAAAAATTACACTATGAATTGACCAATTACCACCACCACCAATCAATCCTTCACGCATACCAACAGCAATCATTTGTTTTCTTGCTTGTTCATATGATAATGGATGATTAGATAAATAATGACCATTAATTGACTTTACAACATAACCATTTAAATATGGTTCGATATGATAAGGCATATATATATTATATTATATTTAAAATTTCTTTCAATTCCTTTCTATTACTCACGTTTATTAATTTATCATCTCGAAATAATCCTTTTTCGGATAATTTAAGACCTTTTTTGATGGCCATTTTTTTATAATAAATTGAGTGGCCTTTATCTAAATCTCTTAATAATCTTTTAAAAAATAATTCATATTTATTTTCAGCTTTCCAAATATCAATCTGCAAATCTAATATTTCTAAATATATCGATTTATGTTTATTTCCATCTTTTATTATACCAAAATATGGCCAAATATCACCTAATTCTGATATAATTTCATTTAATGGTCTTAATGTAATAAAATCAATATCATTTATAAATGGTGTTTTTCTTTTAATTGATCCAGTAATATATAAGCCTGTAATGTGTTTTTTAATCATTTTAACAATTTTTATTATATTTTTATATTCCATATAATTAAATATATATTTTTTTCCAATTTGTAAGATTTTTAAGATTTTATTAATTATTTTTAATAAAATCTTACTTTTTGTCAATAATCATCATTCTCCCATTTCTTTTAATTTTTTTGATGCTTCACCGAGTGATAAACCTTCATTTTTCATTAATTCAGAAACCTTTTGACCTCTGATTTGTTTTGGATTAAGGATCATTGTTGTTCCGTGAACAGCTTTACCTTTACCTTTTTTAATAATTCCGAAATCATTAACTAATCCTTTTACTTTTTTATTTGCTTTCATTACATCAGCTTGTGCTTGTTTTAATTCTTTTTCAATTCTAGCTTTTTCTTTTTTTGCACTTGCGAGAGTTTGCTTTTTTGCTTTTTTGGGTTTAGGTGCTGATGGTCTTTGATCACCATAATGATATTCTATCCAATCAGAAGGTTTTTCAACCATTTTATTAATATCGAATTTTTTTTCAGGTTCAAATTTACCTGCTAGTAATGCCTGAATATATCCCGCATTTCTACCACCTGCTCCAGCTAGTAATTCACCTAATTTTTTTCTGTTTTCTGAATTTATAGGTGGTAGTCTTGCGGCTATATGATATTGTAATTGTTCAAATAAATTACTTAATCCTGAGTTTGAATTTGTTGATTGACCACCAAATATAACCGTGCCAGATACAGGTGGTAGTCTGTTGGCGGCATTACTTACTCCTCTATATCTGTTGTCGGCATTACTTATTCCTCTACCTCTATGACTATCACTACCTTGTCTACGAATTCTTTCCTGTTCATCAATTTTACTTTGAACTTCACCCATTTATATATATATATTAGAAAATAAAATATTTTATAATTATATGGATAATTTAAAGACAATAAATGATTTTAATAAAGAAGTAAAAGATATTATATATAATTTATCATTATCTAATATCAATAATGTAAAAATTACGGGATCAATGGCGATTAATTATCAATTATATGCATCAGATTTTGATTTATATGAATCATTAAATGATAATTATTCAAGATATGTCAAAAAGTTTCAACAGGTGATTAAACATTTTTTAAAACAAAAAAATGTATT